ACTAATGCTTGTATTCCAACTATTGTTGGTGGATTCTCTGCAAGGAACTTGTTTATTGTTTTTCTTTGACTATCAAGTAAGCCAAAGTATTGTCTTGCTAATGCAAAATCCCAGTCTCCTATTAACTTCTTATAACTTGATTGCACTTCATCTCTTGATTGTTTTGTTCTAAATCTATTTAATCTAACTGTCCACTCAGAGTTTCTGAGTAACTCTCTTCTCTTTACTAACTCTTGTGCTGATTCAAATGCTTTTTCATCTCTGATACGATTTACTTGTCTCTCTGCCCACTTCTGTGCTCTCATGCGATTACTTCTATCTAGGTCTCCACCCCAGAGCAACCAAGCTACTTGACCAGCTGTCATTCTTCCTTCTCCACGCAGATACTCATTTGCTCTTGGAGAATCTAAATCAGATACATGTCTCTTGAACCATGCATTCATTCTGATTGCTTTATCTTCAGATATTTGACCATCTCTCATAAGTCTGGCTTCTCTCTTAGTTCTCTCTACTAATCCATCTCCAGCAAACTCAAGATTATCTAAACCACGCTGTGCATTCTTCCGAATGAACTCTGGAACAGTACCAACTTGTTTCCCTTCGTAGGATTTGGAACTCAATGGGTGGTTGCTTGGAAGCAAATCCCTATCGTAAGGTGTCCTTCTGAACTTACCATTGCGTAATGCATATAATAGTCCATTGACTCTTGCTAATGCCCATTGGTCTGCTGAACGAACATTACCCCTTACTGATGCTGGATTTGTTCTGTATGCTCCAATTCCTCTTCTAAAACATGCTTCCAGCATTCGAAAGGTTGCACGATAGCGTGGATTGTCTGCGTTATGTTCTTCTACCTTGTCTCTAAGTATTCGCTCAATTCGAGCAGAAACTTGCTTGTTCTCTTCAGTCCTAAAATCAGCAATTTTTCTAAGTCTGCTAACTTCAATTTCAACATCTCTATCAGTTTCACTATGACCTCCATTCTCTAATATTGCCCATACTCTTATGTTTGCTGTCTCATCTTCTCTATTGAGACTTTTGATAATTCCATTTGCGATGCTTGGTTCTTGTGGTGGTTTAGGTATCGACCAGCTTACTGCATCTCCAATACTTAAATCTTCAAGCTGTGCCATAGGTAGTTCTATTAGCTGGTCTTTGATTATCTTCTAATGCTTGTTCGTATCTTGCATGAGTAGAACAAGGCATATAGACTGTGTTACCATCTCTGTCTATTGTATGAGTTCCTTCACAACCTAACTCTTCTGCTCTACTCTCAGCTTCTTCTTTTGTTGTATAAGTATCTCTTGCAACGATTGCTTTTGGATTTTCACTGAATCTTGATATTTGTTCTAATCTGGCATTTGCTAGTTCTCTTGTTGGGTAACAACCCATATTCCTACCAGACACTTCAGCAATCACACAAAACTGATTACCTATCTTCCTCACTACCTTATCTTCAAATCTCTTTTCTTCGTTCTCTTCCATATCTTCTGTAACAACTTCTTCTGTTTGTTCTTCTGCTTCTTCTGTTTCTTGTTCTGGCATCTCCATGTCTGCTTGTGTTGGTATTACAGAGTTTGATACATAATAAATATCTTGACCTTCGTTAGTTGGTAGTCCGACTTGACTTCTTGCTTCTGCAATAGTTATCCAACCACCTTGAACTCCGATGTTCAGTTTTTCATACATTTCTCTCTCATCAGTCTGCAAAGCTCTTACTTCTGAGAAGTCATACTTTGCAGATACATTCTGATTCTCTGTATAGTCTGGTATCAAAACTTGTTGTGTTAATTCTTCTGCAATCATTCTCCATAATGGAATGAGCTTTTGTTCTGTAAAGAACTCTCTGAGCTCTGATGTATTATTATAAGTTGCTCTCTCAAGTCCAGCACCAAGTCCAGCTAAGATTGCTGGTACTCCAAGCACTGCTGATATTCTCTCTTCTGGAACTCTTCTCAATGCACCAATATCTAAATCTTTTGGAGAGAAAGCTAACTTCTCTACATTCATTGAACCAGATAGAATCAATGGCTTACCTTTGTTTTTGCCACCAACCTTCTGTTGATATGTTCTTGAAATCTGTTCTGCTTCTGTTTCTGTTAGACCATAATCATCTTTTGGTGTAATCAACACTGATGGTACACCAGAGTTTGCAAGTAGAGCTGTTGCCATCTGTCCAGCAGACTCATCTCCATAGATTTCTCTTAATACTGTTTTCAGTGGAGAGTAACCTTTTTTATGGTCTTTTGGGTCAAGTCCTAACTTGAAGTGAACCATGTTCTCATTGTTGATGACCATAGTTCCATCATCTAATTGATATTCATATCTTGTTACTAAACTCTCTTTGTCTCCTTTTGGAGTAACTTGCTCTGGCATCAATGGATATAATGCGACTAACTGTCCAGCTTCATTCTTCATCTTCATTAGATATGCATTACCAGATACATGCATTGCATTGATTATGTATTGTTGAATAACATCTCCAGACATGTAAGGATTAGGTCTACGCATCAACATTGTAAATGGGTGGTTTGCCATAATTTGTTCTTGACCTTCATCATCGGTCAGCATTACTTGTAATGTTGCTTCAGAGAATGATATACCTAAAAGTTGCAGACAAGCTGTAACTGCTGAGTTTGATTCTCCATTCCCAAGACCAGATAAGTTAAAATCTCCAGCAGATGAGTTCCAACCTAGTATGTAAGAAGAGTTACCATACACTAAATCGTTTGGGTCATTTCTAAAAAAATTAAATCCAGTAGCTCTCTTGACTTGTCTGTCATCTCTGAATCTACGAGTTCCGAAAACTATATCTCTGAAACTTCTTCTCTCTGCCATCTAATATGCCTTTATTTGTTTCCTTCTTGCAACTTGCAACACTGCGTAAGCCAAACTATCAACTTGGTCATCATGCTCTCCAGATGGGAACTGTAACAACTCCTTCTCCAGTTCAGAATACCATAAACTATCGTTAGCAAAGAATACCATAGATGCTTCCATTTTCGCACTCAATGGCAAAGCTCTCGATAACTTATCTTTATCTGCCTTTAACTTTACTATCGGTAGAGAAGTTTGTCTGCGTATTATCTGAATTAGAGCTAATTGAAACCCAGCAGATTCTATGCCAATCTTTTCTGGTTGCCACTTCTCATTTACTTTTTCGAGCAAACTGATTATCTCTGGTGCTTCTACTTTATCTCTTACGACATCAAGAACATAGATTCTATCCTTCTTATCAATACCTATTGTTGTAGCCACTGTAAAATCAGCAGATGTCTTAGTTGATGTTGCTAAGTCCACAGCTGTTACTATTCGTAAATCTTCTAACCTTACACTATCTACATCAGTTGTCAGATAGACAAAGTCTTTGTAGTTATCATTCTCATCAAACTCTGTTTTCTCTTCTCGATGGTAATACTGAAACCAATCTGCTTTGATAATCCCACCTACTTGGTCTACGAACTTAGCTTCATACTCTTGACTGAACAAGAAGCTACCTAGTTCTTTTTTTGCTTCTACTAGCTCATTCTTATCTATTGTTGGATTATCGTAAGTAGAGAATGTCCATCTCTCCCAATCATCTTTAGCTTCTGCTTCATCATACAATCTCTTAAACCAGTTCTGTACTCCTTTTGGTGTTGATATAAATACAGCAGAACCTAATCTATCTGATAAGGTTGGTCGTAATACTTCCTTCCAAGTCTGTTCTTTAATAAATGCACATTCATCAAGCACAACTAAATCTAATCCAGCACCACGAAGTCTATCTGGTGCATCAGCTGTCTTTACTGTAACTTGACCACCATTACCAGTGTTTATTGTTTTCTCTGATTCTCTTACTTCTAATCCATAAGAATATGCAAAGTATCTTAGTTCTCTCCAACCTTCCAAAGCCATAGCGTAAGTTGGTGCAACCCACCAAGCTCTTTTACCATCTAATGCATAAAGTATGCATAATGCAGTTCCTAATTTTGTTTTACCGAATCTTCTACCAGCAACGACTATCTTGAATCTCTTTTTTGATTTAGCTACTTCAAGTTGTGATTTGTGTAACTTAGGAAGTTCCCATTCAACAATTTTAGTTTTAGAAGTCGTATCCATCTCTTAACCATCTCAACATATCAGAGAACAGTTCTTCTATCTGCTCTGGTGGAATCTGTGATATGAAGTATATAGCTGGTGGTGGCATAGGTATTACATACTGCACAGCTTCTTCAAATGTCTTTTGTGATTCAAGCTCTACATCATAGAGTTGCTCCATCACAATATCTACAAATTCATTATTGATTTGGTCATCAGTCATAATCATCAATATTAGCATCATTGACATTTTCCTGCTGTTCATGTTGCACATGTTGCACATCAAGGTCATCTATGACCCCATCTGGAAGTTCATTTGCTAACTCTCCATCACTAAATCTTATAACATTTACTACATTTTCTTCAGTAGATAAAACTACTTTGCTTGTATCTCCAAACTGTTCTGGGTATTTTTTTTCTAGTAACCATTGCAAAGCTCTTGGGTTTCTATCTTCTTCTCCGATTTCTCTAATTTTTTTGACTGTATCTACTTTGAATGTTGCTTCTATTCTTGTAATCTCATCAAAAAGTTTTTTGTAAATTTCATCTCCACTCTCTGCTTTTTTACTCCAACGATGGTAAGTTGCTCTATCTATTCCAGCGTAAGCACAAGCATCTTGTATATAAGAACCTTGACTAATAGCAAATAACAGTCTCTCTTGCACATCATTATCAAGAATTTTATTTCTTTTTCTTATTCCGAATATGTTTCTATCACTCATCTCTTATCTCCACTGGATTATACATTTGGTACTTCAATGTTAGTTCTTCCCCAGCTTTTATCTTTTGAATTGTTTGTAAATACATTTCATGCCCTACTTCTCTAAGTTTACAGTTAGGTTCTTCAGAATGATTAATAAAGCCACCCAATGGAGTTCTAATATATC